TACTGCACGAACGCGCTGTGCGTCGTTCCTGGGTCGAGTGATAATATCATTTTTTAATGCCCTTGTTTTTATTTTATCGGCTGGGAGTGCTAAGACGTCGCAGATGCCTTGGAACGCTTTTGACTTTATGAAGTGGATCGCCGACTCTCGGTCAAGTTCTTGCGCCTCGTTCAGTTGTTTGGTCATGTACACCTTCTCGCTTTGCAGGTCGGCAACGGCCTGTTGTATCATTCCGCACAAGAGGCTGCGGGTGAACTCGCATTCTGCGTCATGTAACTCCTCAGCGGTCACTATTTTCGCTCCCTGCGGATTTGGCGATTCATCCACCACTTGCGGGTCTGTTCCATCTCGCAGGTGGCTTTTATGTTGCCGATCAAATAACCGGCGATAAATGCACAGGTTGTGCAGGTGGCGAATAGTGCCAAGAATGTTAGTGGTTCCATATATTTAGTTTTTTAGTTTCTATCGTCAGCGTCTTTGCTTTCGATGTGCAAACCTTCTTTCATCTCCGCAAAGATGAAAAGAAAAAAATTCGCGAAGTGCAAAAATAATTATAGGGAAAAAGCTTTACAAGTGCGCTCAAACAATGCCCACACGCCTCTGCGGGCTTTTTTATTTTACAATCGGTCGAAAGAAATTTACCTCGCGAAGTCCTTGCTTCGTCATTATCCTAGCTTTTTTTGATTCAATCTGATTCCTGCTAATCGCAATTTCTAGGCGGGAATTTGTTGCTGCGATGGTTGACTTGGTCTCGCTGGCAATAGCGCGGGCGGTCTTCCATCCCTGTTTTTCAAGATCGGTCTCGCTCTCACGTTTTGAGACTTTGTAAAAAGCCTCCCACGCTTCATTTACAGCGGCAACAGCCACGGATGATTCATTTTTCTTTCGCATAAATTGACTGTGATCGAGTTGTCCTTGTAATAGCCGTACGCGAAGCCCTGCGACCAAGCAAATGTTGCGCGGCGTGTGCTCGCGTATTCCATATCGAAACGCGCCAGCATTCCAACGCAGTAGCCACTCGCGCCGTCGAGCGTGCGTGCGCGTTCCCATCCGACTCGATGTAGGTGAGCCATCACGCATTGGCCGTATGTCTCTGCGTGATCGCGGATAGCTTGCACGTTGTACATATACCCGTGAAGGAACTTGGTTCCACCTAGTTCGTAATATGAGCGAATGTGGTATGGATACAGCTGCGCTTTGAGTTCCTTCGCGGTCTTCTCAATAGCTTGGATCGTGAGCGTTGCGGCGTGAGCCGCAAGCGCGTTCGGAGACGACGCGAGTTTATAAAGCCTAGCTTCGTGGTTTCCGTAGAGAATGTGTTGCGGTCTGAGTTCGTGCAGAAAATCAATACCGGCAGAAAGGTCGTCCGAGATGCTCGCGGCGCGGTCGCTTGAGTTCGGGTCTGAGATAGCACCGGAGCGAAACGCGGCAAGGTCTAGGAAGTCGCCAAGCATGATGGTCGTGTCTGGTTTCCAGCGTTCCTTGAACATGAGAACGCCATTTCGTGCCTCTGGGTCGATCTGATCGCCGTGAGAGCACCCGACTGCCATCCATTTTTTCCATCCTTTCATGTCAGTTCTGGGATGTTCCGGCTGGTTCGTTGTTCCCAAATCCAAGCGCGAACGGCCTCCATAGTTTCCACGTCGAGCTTTGCAAATTCGCCGCTCTCGTGCTTGAGAGCGGATCTAAGCTCTTGGTCGATGTCGTCAAGCAGGATCAGAATATCAAGCCCTTTACAGGCAACCTCGTGCTCGTATCGCTCGGTCTCGTCGAATTCCAATGTCATTTTCATGCTTCTTCGTCCTCCTCTTCTTCCTCGGTGTCTGGAAATAGGATGCTGAATGAATCTCCTGCGAGTCCCTCGACGGCGTACTTGTTGCCGAATACGAATTCTCCGTGCATCGTCTCGCCTCCCTGCTCCCAACTGACGATTGTAAAGCCACAGTCATAATGCTCCGACAGAAGCCGTTTCGCTTCCGCGAGTGCTTCTGTTCGCTCCGATTCAACCGTCGGCTGTTTTCGTTTTTTCAAGCAAGAACGTCTATTTTTTTCGATACTCTATTGCGTAAATTGGCGAGCATATCGCGCTCGGTCATGCCCTTCGCCCAATGCGGACGTAGTTGATAGTGCGGTTCGTCAACAAATTTCCAGTCGCCACCCCATTCCATGCCGAGGCTTTTACCAAGCGTGCCTAGCTCGTGGTATAGCGGATGTTCTTCGCAGTATTCTTTTCCGCGAAAAATTCCGACATCGAAAGCGATGCCGAAATTATGGTTTGAATGACCGGCGGCGGCATTCGTTATTTTCTTTCCTGGTGTCGTGCGGCCCCGCGCATACAACGCATCTTGCTCCATATACGATCTCGTGCCGCTAATGATCTTAACGTCACAACCGACTTTTGCGCAGATGACCTTTGCAACGCCTAGGAAGGCGCGTGCGGCCTTTTGCGCTTCGGGGTGGAGCGTTGCCAAGTTGATCTCGCTTCGCTCGTCAAAGGTCATTTTTTTAGCGATGGTATTTCTGGTAACTCATAACAAAAAGTTCCGTAGTCCGTCTTGACGCATAACGAAGGATTATTAAATCCAGCGCATGACGTAAGAAACGCCATGCCCAAGAACGCAAATGAAAGAACGATCATCCACAGCGCGATTTTTCGAGCGTTCATTTTTCTTTGCGGAAGATTTCTATCAAGCCGATTATCGCCGCTAGTGCCGAACCGATAGCGTCCCATTTCGCTGGTTCTAGGCTGAGTCCTGCAACTGCTCCGATGATGGCGATTCCGCGAATTGTGGATGGTTCTTTGAGTTTTGAAAATAGTGTCTTCATGATTTTTTAGCTTTCAGCATTTTGTATAGCGATACCGCACCGATGCAAATTCCGAGCAAGAGAGAAGCGATGCGAAGCCACGCCTCGACCTCGGAGAACGAGATCAAAACAGCCATTGCTGGCGCGCTCGTACCGACGAACGTGTGGAAAGTGTGGTTGTCCATTAGCTCAACCCGCCTTGCGAAATGAGTTCTTCGGTAAGTGTGCATGGTTGGAGAATGATCGTGCTACGCTCGCCTGCGGTCGTGAGTTCAACCTCGATCTCGGTCGTGACCGATGTTGCATTGAGGAGCAGATCGCGAACGCCGAACGTATTAAAATCCACAGCGGCTGTTTTGCCCGGCGTTGCGCTCAAGCCGCTCTGAACTTGAAGAGTCGGCAAGTCGGTGAATTCTTTATCTCCGCCAAATGTCAAGTCGAAATAACTGCCTTGAATGCCGCTCACAGTCAGGTTGTTCGCGCCGATGCTGTCTAGTGCTTGCAAAGCCGCTTGTAGCTGCGCGGCGGTCGTCGTTGCGTCGAGCGGGTCGGTCTGGCGTAGAATGGTTGTTGCAACGCTGCCCGTCGTCACCGTGCCTGTGCCGGTAGTGATCGCGGTTGCTCCCGCTGTTATACCTAGCAAAAACTCGGTCGTCTGTGGGATCGAGCGAACGAAATATTGGATGCCTGCCGTGTAGCCGGTCAACGCGGTGAAGCCTGTTAGAACTACAGGCTGAGAGAGCGAAAGACCGTGGTTGCTCGTTGTGATGAATACGCCAGCGGTGACGGTGCTTGAGATGTCGACGTTGTAGGTTGGAACAGTCACGCGGTAGCTTCCGAGATACGGAGCGCGAGAAAACGAGACTCGTTGGACTTCGTTGTTGAGCGTTGATCCGGTTATCGTGGTTGCAACGCTGACGGTCAAAGCTGTGCCGAGATCCGTCCACGTTGGCTCGTAGACTGCTGGCGCAAGGCGAAGTTGAAGCTCTTGAATTTCGGCGTTGGTCGCGTCTCCTGCGATGCGCTCGTCTATGAGAGCGGTTGTGGTCGGAATGAGTCGAGTAAAGTTGCCTGTGATCGCGCCCTGCGTACCGGCAGAGTTGAAGGACACAACGAAGTTGGTCGCCATTGTGCCGTCAACGGACACTTTGCCTGCGGCGGTTATCGTCGAAAGCGAGTTGAGCGCGGACGAGATCGCGCCTGCGGTCGCGCTGAATCCGATTGCGCCGCTCGTCTGGCCTCCGAATGAGAGAGTAAACGTGCCGCTGGCTGGAGTTCCTGTGCGGCTTCCTACGCCGAATTTTACGCTCGTTCCGGTGTAGTCGATCACGTTAAACGGAGCGGATACGTTGCCTGTTGCCTCCAGAAAATACAGGTTGATCGCGCCGTTGTCGCCTTTTACGAAGCGCGGCGTTGTTGCTGGTGCAAGGCTCGTCAAGCTCGTGGCCAGTCTGCGGTTCGTTGTGTCAATAAAAAGATCGCGTGCCATTTATTCGGGTGTTTTGTCAACAGCTTCCCACTTGCCTATCGGGCATCGCTCGGTTGCCATGCGTAGTTTTGCCCACGTCGAGCACCCGCACTTGCGACAGCGGCCCGTGGCGTTGAGTGCCTGCGCGTCCCATTCGGGGCAGGCGCGGCACGTTGCTTCACGGGTGGCGAGTGCTTCGGGTGGGGTGGTGGCGAAGCCTGCGCTAGCGAAGCGATGTCCCGCATTTATAGCTGATCGCATTTGCGCGTGCTTCTCTCGCAAGTCTTCTGGCATTTTCGCTAAAAATTCCTCGTAAGTCATGAGACGGTCACGATGAAATTGAAGTCAGTCGGTGGCCCAAATGGATCGCATTGCGCTGAGATTGTAAATGGATAAGACCCTACCGGATTTAAACTGGTTATATTAACAGAATCAGAACCTATTACGCTGCAAATATCAGGATTTCCCTCAAATATAAATTCAAATGTGCCGAACACATCAAGAGTAAGCGTCCAACAGCATCCGCTTAACTCGCCGTTTGTTGAGCTCCTGTTAATATTTATGAGATACAAATTTGTCTCAGATGCACCAGGGCCAAATGCGTCCCAAAAATCAGAACAAGTTCGGAGAGGATTGTATCCATCGGTTGAAGGATATTGAAATTGTTCAGTAATGCTTACTTGATCTCCCGACAACGAAAATTCAAAATTTTTAAGAAATGGCGGGCAATCCCTGCATGGAATTATAACCCCCCCACCACAACACGCGCAATTCACAGCGCGAAGGCCGCCGTCGGTCTTTGTTTTGATAGCTCCTGCTGGTGTGCGGCCTAGGATCATGGGCACTCCTCGGTTGCGATCCACGTCAACGCGCCCGAAATTGCGCCGAGGACGTATGTCCCAGATGCTGGTGGCGTTGGGATGTCCTCTTTCCAACTTAACGCCCCGCCTGTCGAGGAGAGCACCCTATTCCCATTATTGTTGATAGCTGGGATTTTAAGCTTTCGAGCAGAAAAACCAAGCTGCGTTGTATCCTCGATCAATGACGGATCGGCAACCAATTTTGCCCAAGCGAAATTTTGCATCAGGTTTGACGCCGAAATCGGAGACGTCGATTTGCCAGCTGTTATCTGATCACGGAAATCGTTTGGAAAATCATTCATATATTGGTGCGCCTTGTTGGTAAGTCACTGTAACCGATGTTCGATTTAAAGATAACCCCCACGTCACAGTGACCTCATCGTAGCTTCCGAAACTGGATCGGTTTACGTTGATTATTTCCACTTGTCCTGATATGGACGCCTCAAGCGTTCCGGGTATGTATTGCGATATTGCTTTATGAAGTTCTGGTGAAAACGGGAAAACATCGGAAGGCCAATATGATGCTGAGTCTGCTGACAAGTATGCTTCAAGTTCGGCAACGGATAATTGCTGTCCGCCACCGTAAGCTGTAGCACTTAAGATTTTTGTTTTCAAAGTCTCTTCCGGTAAATTCAGAGAAGTAACCGAGTCGGTCGGTAACATTGTGAATTTTCGCGTAATCGTGTCGCATAGGATGTTCATTTTAAAGACACTAACGAGACCCGAGCCATAGATTGTTTGCGGATTGTAATTATTATAAAAATACAAATCCGACGATGATAATTGCGCTCCCAGCACGCTTGGGATGGGTGTGACCGTATTCGGACTAGTCACTAAGCTCGCGTAAAACCCAGAGACGGTAAAGGTCGTGAAACCATCCGTCTCGTCCTTGCGCTTCGCGTTTTCACGGATCAAGTAATCCTGCCGATCTGGCACGCGAAGCCCTGCAACCAGTGTTTGCTCCAGAGCGTCGGCCTTCGTTGTGCGGCACTTGTATATGCAATCGACGCGGCTAAGGCCGCTGTCGAAATTCTCTTTTGTTATGTTTGTTAAAATTAAGCCGTCCGATCCATAATATGTATGTGCCATAACTTTTATGCTAAAACTGGTTGCGGTAGTTTTCCGTCAAGATTTACTACCTTGTCTTTGATTGTTTCCACAAACCCTTTGATCGCGGACATAACATCTTCCATCGTTGCCGGAACGGTTGCATCTCCGCCTGTCCCTCCATCTCCTCCGCTTCCTGCATCTCCACCTGCTCCGCCCTGCGAATTTCCTCCAGCTCCACCAACTCCACCGGTTCCGCCGGTGAAGTTGTTTTTTATTTCCGTGTTTAACCCAGTAATTGAATTATCAAAAGCCTTTTTATCTACAGTTGCAGTAACTGTAACCGGGACATCTCCAAGGCCTTTTATTTTATCTTGCGCGTCGGTTGCTTGGACAACCAAATCTGCCTTCAGTGGATTTCCGCCTAAAAATTTGATTATTTCTTTAATTGCATCTTGTCCCTTTGCCGAATCAATTGGGTTTTTAGAAAGGTCGGTTTTCACTTTGTCCATATAAGCGACAACAGCTTCAATTTGCTCTTGCCCTGTTTGCCCGATTTTATCGACACCTAGCTTTTTAGCAAGATCAGGAAAACTCTTTTGAGCAAGATCTGTTCCAAGCAACTTGTCCATTGCTTTTAGCTCATCGTGCGCACCCTTTGAAGAGTTGTGAGCCTTGCTCATGGCTTCAATTTCTTTCATTTTTGAAAGCGTGTCGGCAAAGCCTGTTGCAGATTTTAGGTTTTCATTTAGTTTCCTAGAGTTCTCTGCTGCCTGAAAAAACAAAGGATTTCCTTCCTTGTCATATTGCTTTATATTTGCGGAGTTGTTTGCGGCGATAGCCATGTTGGTCGCGAACGTAGCGGCTTGTTCTGGATCAAGTCCTGCGTCCAATGCTTTTTTAACATCCTCGGCATATTTCTTTTGTTCTTGCAAAGCAGTGACGCGCTCCGAGTCGCCAGCGGCTTGCGCCTCGGCTAGCTCAAGTTGGTATTTTAGTTCGTCTTGTTTTAGCGCATTCTGTTCTGCTTGCGCCTTTGCCTTTTTTGCGTCCTCCTCCGCTGCTTTTGCTTGTCCTTTTTGATATTCGTCAAAGTATTTCCGCGCCTCTTGCTCTGCTGCCGCCTGCTCTTTTGTTGTTTCGCTGACGGTTGCCGTCTGATCGTCCTGTGATTTTGTGATGCTTTGCGTCAGTCGATCAATTTCCTGCTGGTGTTTTTCTAGGTCGGTAAACAGCGGCGGAACGTCGGCCATGTTTTCTTTGAAGTTTTCTGGGATGTTGCTCATCGACTCGCCAGCTTTTTCAGCGGTCAACTCCGCGTGAATTGGTATTACATCAAGCGCGGTTTTAACTTCATTTGCCGATGTTTCTGCTTGATATCTGAATGTGTCTGCCATTCCAGATTTGCCAATGGCGTCCATGAAATCAGCCATTACATTATAGAGCTTTTCCGTAATGTATCCAGAGATCAACTTCCCGAAGTCTTGAAACAAAGCAACCAACGGCCCACCTGATGCGAATTGCTCCATTATGAAGTCGCCGGTTGTCTTAAACGCAGCGACCATATTGGTGTAGACGTTGTTTGCAGTCTCTTTGAATTGTAGTTGTATCGCCTCCCCTACAATTTGAAATGCCGTTCCCATGTCGCCAGCGGAAATCGCATCCACAGCGGCTTGGAATCCCTTCATTCCTTCTCCTGCGCCTGTGAAAAATCCTGCAAGCTCTTGACCTAGTTTTGTAGCGTCAATGAGCGTTAAGGCAGTCGTTAGCGCGTCGAGTGCAGGGGAGACTTTGTCGATAATTCCTGCCGCAAATTCTACAAATTTGCCACTGATGACCGTCAAGTTGTCGCTGATTCTGTCGAATTGCGCTGCTCCCGCTTTCATCACTTCGGGCAACGATCCGAGTTGAGCCTTTGCTGTCTCAACCTCGCCATCCATGTTTGCAAATAATTGGTTCAACGCACCGCCAGATTCTCCGAATATGTCCATCGATACAGCGGCCCTTTCCGCAGGATCGGGAATGCCTGCAATCGCTTTTCCTATTGCGCGGAGTTGCTCATCCGGTGATAAGTTTTGAAGCGTAGAAAGCGGAATGCCAAGCTGAGTAAATGCGTCAGCGGCTGCGCTCGTGCCGTCGCCAGCGTCAACAATTGCCTTTTGTATTTTGTTTATAATCGGCCCCAGTGAATCGGCCCCCACCCCTGTATTTTGGAATGCTCGCTCTAGTAGCATGATCTTATCTACAGCAACGCCTGTGCGGTCTGAAAGATCCGCAAGCCTGCCACCCATGCTCAACGCATCTCCGAAGCTCTGAACGGTCTTCTGCGCGGCAGCAAAGGCCGCATCAATC